GACCAATCTAACCAAGGTTCAACCAAGAACCAAGGTCAGGCCACTGTCTGGCGACACTCTTCATGAGTCTGAAACGTTTGTCGTGACCGAGGACGGAGTTACGCCCTTCGGAAACGGCTTCCCGCTCAGTAATATCATGAATCGCTTTGAGTGCCGTCGGTGCTCCGAGATAGTTTCTTACTAACTCGAAGTACCTTGGTCGTACTGGCGAGCTCTCGAAAGAGGAACGCCGCTTAGCTAAACGCCACAACTCAGCTAATAAATAGCCGAGTCGCTCATCGGAGTGGGTAAAGCCCACTGGCCCAAACTGGGTGAACTCCCAACCGAATCCTCTGGTTGGGCTCTGAACCCGTTTAGGTGTGGACTCATCAAAGTTCGAGATGAATCCACCATCACCATACCCATCAGGAACACGCAAGCGTAAGCCTGCGGGAACCGAGCGGATAAGGTGATCAACGCAATTTCTAAACCGAGCGTCGCAGCAGAGCGTAAAGCCCTGTCGAAACGCGAGTCTTCGAATTGCGTTACTGAGTCGATATACAGACTCAATACCGACGAGTGTGTTACGAAAGTACACTGGCTTTACGTCTAAGCCTGAGTAATAGTGTGCACCGCAGCTTTCTCGGAAGAGTCCAGTAACATGACTCTTTTTTGGATTAACCGAGAAGCCGTAAAAGCGCACTAGCTCAGAGTACAGCTCGTAGGCTGATGACGGAATTATTACGTCATCACCGTAGGTGCTAACAGAAGAGCTATCAGCACCAAGATATTCTACGCACGCTAAGGCGCATGCGTGAAATATCAACGTCTCTAGAGGAAAAGTGAAGCCGTTCCCCATACTGGAGAACTTCTCCCATTTTACAATAGAGTCCCCGAGTTTACCATAGTGAGATCGAGCACAATCCAAGAGTAAGAACCATCGCCGAGGTAAAAGCTCCTCGACGACTGCCCTCGAAATTGTGTCGCTAGCTGAAGAGAAGTCAATGGTTGCCAACTCAGAAGTTTTACTTCCTGAGAGAGCAAGTCTCTGATTCCTCTCCTGATAGCGCAAATCGACCCCACTCCTTCGGAGGCGTCGAACAATCATTTCGCCAAGAGATTTCTGGAACCAAAGATTAATTCCAGGCTCAATGGCGATAACTCGATTGGTCGATGCATCCTTAGGGACAGTCACGACTTTGTTACCTGCTTCGAAGTGGGGAAAACCCATTTCTTGCAAGTGCTTGTACCATGTGGGGTAGGCATCCCACATGATACGGGACCAAAACGGGAGAATACCCCCGCTAAGTCCAGCATCATCTAACAAGTCGTAGAGGTCACGCGTAATTCCAGTTTCTGACTGGAACTTCTGTTGTGGACTGGCGAATCGACGCTTAATCATTGTCGATGCACCAGGGCCCCAATCAGGAGACTCAAAAAGCTCTTCAGAGTCAAAGTCGCCAAGAATCGAGAAGATTTTTCGCTTAACTGCATTATGCAGCCAAACGGTCGGGCCCCGAAACAAAGGGTCCGGCATTTTCGACCAAAAGCGACGATTGACTAACCTACAGCTATCTTCAGATAATCTGAATTTAGCTAAAGCAACGTCATCCAAATCAAAATCAAGGGTTAATCCCTTGTATTTGGACAAGAACTTCGTTGCAAAGTAGGCATCACGAGTAGCTACGTAACCTTCATAGCTGCCCGGATTGAACTCAAGCTCAGCTATCTGGCGGTGCTCATTATTAATGAACATCAACCAGACAGTAAGGGCACGAGGACAATCGAGTGATTGAAGATACTTTTCGATCACCTCAGCGGTAAGCCGAGACGGTACGCGATAATTTCTAAAGCCCGAAAGGACCTTAGACCTATACTTCGAAGAAGACATAGGGCACTCCTGTGAGAATCGCGGCACCCAGCCGCTAGGTTGTTAGTACGGCCTGTCAAAATCGAGGAGCGCTGCTAAAAGCGGCGATCCCGTCAAATCGGCAGGAGTACCATCCGAAGCGATAATCTGCTGATGAAGCAGACTGATGAGCGTTCGGAGCATGGCAACACGCTCCCAACGAGCACCTCGCTCAGGAAACAGCCACTCACCTTTGAAGAAGTGGTCATACGCCTTCGTTGGCGCCGGTTGAATACCCGACGCTGTCGATGCGGATGTCTGCTCCAAAGTTGGGAGTGCACATGTGAATGTTACTCGATTAACCCGTGCCCCATTGCCAATGGGGTTACGGACTGAGAGTTCCATCCACGGGTAACCGACCTGAATACCACTAGATCGGTCAGCCCATCTCGCGACACCCTCTCGGACATACCCAAGGGGCTCGTAAGTGTGAGACGCACCGATCGTCGCACTATTCGTTGATACGACCGTATTGCCAGAAGTTAGCAATTGGTCCAACGTATCGGACGACGTAGCGGGGCGAAACACCTTCACTTGGCCAAAAGCCGGCATGAAGATTTCCTTTCGAAAGATTGGAATAGGCAGCCTGATAACATCGTTAATGCTTGCTAAGAGTAGTGATAAGGAGCGCAATGCCATTTAAGGCATGCCCAACGGATAGAGGATTCTTGAAGTCGGGAAACCCCAACGACGGGAAGCTAGAAAGCTTCGTCCTCGTAAGGATAATTTCGTCGATATCCAAGCGACCACTATGCCACCAGGAAAAGCGCTCCTCATAGTCACCACCCGGCCAGCTCTTACCGATGTAATGCCTATAATAATTGTACTCCACTCGTGAAAAAGTAGTTTCCCACCCATCGAGAAAAACCAGCCCACCCCATGAGTCAAGAGACTCAAGGTAGGGCCCGACGGGTAAAAACCAATCAAGCACAAAGGAGAACGGAAGTAATTCCCATGCGAGGCTCACGGGATTGGTAAAGCCTGACTGCGCTGCAAACGCGCGTAACGGGCTGGACAATTTGTAGCGAAGGCCAAACCGAGACGTGGTTTTAATGGATTTAATCCAGTAACCACATTCCGGCGAGTCCGGATCACCATTTTGTCCACGTAAAATGCCAATTTCGCGCGACTCAGAGTTAGCAGAAGATCTAATAGACCCTACGGAAGGATCCGGGAGTACCAATTTCCCGATCGCTTCAATAGCATAGTGGATGTCGTTCAAGAGGGGCTTCCAACCATATTGGAACTCTAGCCAATTATTGGCAAGAGATTTCGATTTGGAAGGTCCTCCCCCTCGGCGCCATCGACTAGACTCATTTGCCCATAATATGTCAGCTGCAGCTGAGAAGTTTAACTTCTTAACTGCAGTGAACGCACTAGCGATACGTCTGGCGTTTCCGCCAATCATATCAAAAGTCTTGTTCATCGTAGCGAGTGTCTCGGAGAGATTTGCTGTATCTCCGGTAGCCCGCGATTGCAGACGACTTATGGCTTTGTTTCGCTGAGCAGTTAAATGCTGAGCGGACAAGGCAGGGCCGTAATCAGAGGTGCCCAACTTCGCAAAATAACTTCGAAAGCGTACGAACGAATTGGCGGGTGGATTGTCGGTAGAATCCCGACGTTCCATACCACCATAGTCGTAGCGACGAATTATATGCGAAGTATGAGCATTAATAGGTAACTTACCGAGGGCAGCCAACCGGGCATAACCAGGAGTCCGAGTCGACGAGTACTCCCTATAGAAAGTCGTAACGGGGTCAGGTGAATTAACCTGAAAAGTCCCGTCACCGAACAATATATAGGAGGGCACAAAGCCGACAACAGACTCGGGATTAGGCCTGAGAGGCTTTCCTACGGGAAACCTAAACCGAAGTTTACGTACTTTGGGTTTACCAAAGCTATTAGATCTTACATTGAACTGAAAATTCAATGCAGTCGCCACCTGCCGACCGTCAAAGCTAATCTGCTGACCATTCTTTTGAGAAAGAACGGAAAACGGAGGCCTGACGGTGACGGTAAAGTTCCGGCGTCTAAATGTGAAACGGCGATGGACGCGTACCCTCAATTTCCGCGAGGAAATTGGCAAACGTACAATTACACGGTCGACTAATTCAAGTCGATTTTCGGTATAAGTACGTTTAGAAATAGTGTCAAAGACACTAATCATGTACGCGCCCTTCCTTGACTCACTTAGTGCGTCGAATGAAGCCACGGCGTCAAGTGCGGCTATCTTACTTTCTAACTCAGTGGGAACAGGCACAAGAAATGACGGAGTCATTTAGCACCTCGTTCGTGATGAGTCCGAAGTATGGATTCAAGATTAACTAGGAGTTCTACTGCGTAAGAAACGCAGAGGACAAAGACCACGGCGTAGATGAGCTGGACG